GGCTATATGCAGATGTTGTGAAAGCTGTACCGAGAATAGGGGCTAAGGCAAATAACTATAAAATAGTCTACATCGACACTCTAAAGCATGAAGATTCACTCCTTCAAAAACTTATGGATTCACCTGAATGGGATAGTGTGCGACTTGAAGCTTGCGATGATGATCTGAAATCAAGCGCACCTAACTTCATGTCAGATGAACAAATTAAAAAGGAATGGCAAGAGCATGTAGATGCAGGACAATCCGACGTTTTCTTTCGTGAGCTACGAAACTTACCTATCTCAACCAAAGACGCTGCGTTTCGTCCAGAGTATTTTAAATACTATAACTTACCACCTGAGCGTTCTTTCAGGGAAGAAATTGATCTGAAAAAGACAGATGTCGATGTTCAACTAAACACTCATATTGAGACAGTAGTAATCCTAGATCCTGCAAAGACTATCAAAATACACTCGGCTGAGTCTGCTATAATAGGAATAGGGATAGACCTTAACAATGCTAGACTTTACATCAGAGACATTATATCTAAGAAAATGTATCCAGATGAAATCTATGACGCTATGTTTGACATGGGAATCCGACTCAATGCATCTGTCTTAGGTATTGAAGATGCTTCCCTAAATGAATTCATCAGACAACCTATAAAGAATGAAATGTTCAAGCGTGGTAAGTTCTTCGAGCTCATCTGGCTCAAACCACGAGGTGGACACAATGGTGAGAAGGGCAAGACTCTGCGTGTGAAAGAACTTGTTCCTTACTATCGTCAAGGCTACATCTATCATAATGCATCGTGTCCAGGTGTAAAGCGGCTTGAACAACAACTCCTAATGTTTCCCCGTTCTAAACTCTGGGACATCATGGATGCTACAGCTTATATCATCGAGATGCTTGAATTAGGCGAGCGATACTTCAGCCCAAAGGAAGACACCTCTGATGCCGAAGCGGAATTTCGAGAACTTGAATATGAAGAACCAGTTGAAAATTGGAGACAGGCATAATGGAACCAGCTACTACAGTACTAGGTGGTATAGTTGTTGTTGGAGTTTCTGCGGCTGTTGGTAAGTATCTAGGTGGGAATGGTAAAGTAACTGAAGAACACTGTGAGGAAAAGAGAACATCTTGCCAAAACTTACTTGTTACGAAGATTGACAACTTGACTGGTAAAGTAGAATCACTTACAAAGATTGTTAATGCTAAATTCTTAGGACTCTAACAGATAATTAATTAATTTAATCAACTATGGCACTTCAACAAGGACGCATAGGTAGCAACCCAGACGCTATCCAATACGATGATGCAGATTATGACACTGCTATGGAGGTAGATGATCCTATCCGTGTCAATGCTGTACCAGTAGATGCTAAAGATGTTCTAAGATTAGAAGATATAGGTCTTGTAATCTATCCTATTAACTCAGTCTTCATATCAGTAGTTTCCACTAATCCTTTTACTCTACTAGGCTTCGGTACCTGGGTAGCAATAGCTACTGGACAATTCTTAGTTGGCTACAAAGCAGCCGATCCAGACTTTGCCCCAGTGCAAAACACAGGTGGTGCTAAGACTCACACTCATGATGTAGATGTACTATCAACTACGTCTGATGGACCTAGTGCTACTGTAGAAGTCGATAATGATTTAGATATCTCAACAGTAAAGGTAGCGGATGAATCTCATGCTCATGATACAGATCCAGCATCTGTAACATCCGATGATAACAGTGACTTACCACCATTTTTTGTAATCTATGCTTGGAAAAGGACAGCTTAAATGCCATACATTGTACAGGGTGATTCAGCAGAAGCTAATAGCCGCAACTATCGAGAGATGAACTTTGATTATGACTATCCCTATGATCTTGATCTAGATCCAAAGTCAGACTTTCATAATTCTCTGCGATCTAAGATCTGGCAACGAGCTAATAATTCTCACACTGAGATCAGCAAACGCTTTCCGTCATGGAAAGCTATCGACAAGGTTCTAACAACCTACATCCCTTTATCAGACAAAGAAAATAAAGTAAAAGACAAAGATTCTAGAAAACCAGTATCTATTATCTTTCCTTATTCATACAGTAACTTAGAGTCACTCTTAACCTACATGTCTATGGCATTCTTCCAAGATCCTATGTTCCAGTATGAAGGCGTAGAAGATGGAGACACTATTGGAGCTATGTTGATGGAACAGGTGATTCGTCTGCATTGCATCAAGACGAAAGTACCCTTAGCACTCCATACTATCCTACGTGACAACTTTGCATATGGAGTAGGTATCGGAATCCCTGAATGGGTAAGACGGTATGGCAAGAGACCTATTAAGTCAACGGTGTCTTTGGAAAGCGGATTAGGTTCTTCTGAAACTGAATCAGTCAACTACATAGACGACTTAATCTTTGAAGGAAATAGCTTAAACAACATCGACCCTTATCTCTGGCTCCCTGATCCATCTGTATCATCTGACAAAATCCAAGATGGTGAGTTCATAGGATGGATAGAACGCGACAACTATCTAAACATGCTCTCAGAAGAAGGTGATGGAGACGAAGCCTTCAACGTACAATATCTACAAGGAAAGACAGACAAACGTTCTGCTCTTGCATTAGATCAAAGTGGGCGAGAAACAAAATTTGGTGGATCATCTAAGTCAATGCGTCAGGGAACCACAACTACCTCCAACCCTGTAGATAACATCAATATGTATATTAACTTGATTCCAAAGGAGTGGAAATTAGGCTCTGAAATCTATCCTGAAAAATGGTTCTTCAGACTTTCAGCAGATGATGTAATTACTAAGTGTCAAAAGGCTGACCATTATCATGGCATGTATCCTATGGCGGTTGCTAGCAGTGAATACGACGGCTATTCAATCACCCCTATCGGACGTATGGAAGTCCTTCACGGTCTACAAGGGGTTCTAGACTTCGAGTTCAACACACATATAGCAAACATACGCAAAGCCTTAAACGATATGTTTGTAGTTGATCCCTACTTAATCAACATCAAGGATATGCAAGAACCCGGCCCTGGAAAGCTAATCCGTCTTCGTCGTCCTGCATGGGGACATGGAGTTAAAGATGCAGTGCAACAGCTACAAGTAAATGACGTAACCAGAGGTAACATAGCTGATGCATCTTATATCACTCAGTGGATGGATCGCATTTCCGGGGCTGATCAATCAATGTCTGGCGCCTTACGCCAGGGAGGCCCTGAGCGACTAACTGGAGCTGAATTCCAGGGAACTCGTGGATCTGCTGTATCACGCTTACAACGAGTAGCAATGATAATAGGCACTCAGTTCATGCAAGACATAGGAACTATGTTTGCTGTCCATACTCAGCAATATATGACTAAAGAAACCTTTGTCAAAATAACTGGACGATATGAAGAGCAGCTAAGAAAACAATTCGGCCCTAATGCTCTACGAGCTAAAGTCTCACCTCTTGACATGGCAATCAACTATGATCTGATAGTAAGAGATGGATCAATACCTGGAGGTAACTTCTCTCAGGCTTGGATGCAGTTGTTTCAAATAATAGGTACCGACCCAGACCTAAGACAAGAATTTGACATAGTGAGAATCTTCACACACATAGCACAGGAGCTCGGCGCTAAGAATGTAGAGGACTTCAAGCGCAATATGGATAGAGTCCAGCCACAGCAAATGCCAGATGATGAAGTGAACAAGCAGCTTCAAGCTGGAAATATTATTCCTTCAGGAGATTTCTAATGGAAGAGAAAAAAGAAGAAGGTGGTCTGGAAATAAATGCCACTAAGTCCCAAGTCAGTACATTCAAAGAATCAATCCTTTGGGCTGACATGAGTAGAGAACTTAATTTCTGGCTTGATGGATTTGATAAAGAACAAAGTCACATAGTGGATGACATTGCAGACAAAAACTTAACCGCTGCATCTGTAATCTCTCACTTATCATCACTTGATGGAAGAAGGAAAGCAGTCCAATACATGCTTAGTTTACCAGATGTATTCTTAAATATACTGGAGGAGAAACATGACTCTAAACGTGAATGAACCTACTGATGAAAGACAGGTTAGTGAACTGCCTAAATATATAAGAGAAGGTCGTGTAGCAGTCAATGCTGTGTCAGGATCTGGTAACGTAGGTGTCACCGACTTAACAATCGCTGCAGGTGTTACCTCCTTATCAGTCGGCACTGATGTAGGCTCTTACGGCTACGAAACAGTTATAGTAACTGGAACTGGTGTTGCCGACTTGGTGACTATCTTAGGCGGAACAGATGGAATGGTGAAAGTGCTCATATTCCAAGATGCTAACGTTGATCTGCATGACAGTGCACTAAAAGCTAATGGAACATTCTATCTAAATCAATTACCTGTAGCATCTGAATTCGCACCTGATCAAGATGATATCTTGGCGATAGTAAACGTAGGAGGTGATGGTGCAGCAGTTCATGGCTACTGGCTAGAACTCTATCGAACAATATCTGTAAAGTAAGATGATTAAATTAATTAATTAACTTAACGGGAGGCTATAAATGACCGAACTTGAAGACGAAATGGATGCAATGGCTAAAGCATTAGAAGATCCAGAACCAGGGATTGAAGATCCTAAGGATGATCCACCGGTAGATGATCCCCCTACTGACCCACCTGTAGACGATGATCCACCTGTTGATCCGCCTCCTGATGATCCTCCTGTAATAGATGATCCTCCGGCTGCTGATGATGACGATCCTCCAGTAGATCCTCCTGTTGAGGAAGATCCCCGAGACATAGAACTTAGAGAACTCAGGGAGAAGATCGTTGGATTAGAGACTCCTGCACCTGAACCTGAACCTAAACCTGAACCAGATCCTGAACCTCCTGCTGAAGAACCAATCCCTCAGGAAGATTTCTTAGGAGAAACTGACCTCGATGAGCTAACCAGAGATCCTAAGTTATTCAATGCCTTGCTTAATAAACTTTATGCAAAAGCTAGAGTCGATGCAAGGGGTGACGTAAAGCTTGGAAATGAATCAGTTGTCAAAGCTATCCCTGACATAGTCAAAAATAACATAGCTTTAACAGCTACACTTAAAAAGGTAAATGAAGACTTTTATGCAGAAAACAAAGACCTAGTCCCATGGAAGGCTGCCGTGGCTACAGTCTTTGAAGAATTCATTAGTAAAGATCCT